GCTGATCGAGGTGGGTGAGCAAATCCACAGCCGCCGCGACACGGTCAAGGTGCTTCAGCCTACCGCCAAGCTGGTCGAGTGGATCGAGAGGGAGACCTCGAAGTCAGAGCTTCTGTCACCCGCACATATGCCGATGGTGGTGCCGCCGCTGCCTTGGTCTGACCCCTTCAATGGGGGCTACCTCACCGCTGATGCACAGGGACGCAACGCCCTAGTGAAGACGGGGAACATGAACTACCTGACCGAACTTGCCGACAACGCCAGCCAAATGACGATGGTCTACGATGCGGTGAATGCTCTCCAGAATACTCGTTGGCAGATCAATGCGTTTACGCATGAGATCATGCTCAAGTTGTGGGACATGGGCCACCCTGTTGCAGGACTGCCAAGCCGTGATGACGTGTCGATCTGCGCTTGCCCGAAGTGCGGCTCATCGATCCCGCTGGCACGGTTGAACACCCGTAACTCCACGCCTCACGAGTGCTTCGATGATGTGGAGGTGCTGCGCCTGTGGAAACAACAGGCCTACGAGTTCCACGCTGAGAACGTATCGCTGCGGTCTAAGCGTTTGGCTCTGGTCAAGACCCTGAAGGTGGCTGAAATCTATGCTCCCTTCGAGGCGCTTCACATCCCGTACCAGCTAGACTTCCGTGGTCGCATCTATGCGATCCCGACGTTTAACCCTCAAGGGAACGACGTGACGAAGGGGCTGCTTCAGTTCTCTGATGCTATGCCCATCGAGGACGGGGTGGCCGCTGGTTGGCTGGCTATCCACGGGGCCAACACCTACGGCTTCGACAAGGCATCGCTGGAGGATCGCATCCAGTGGGTCGAGGACCACCAGCAACAGATCGTCATGGCTGGGGAAGACCCCTTCATGGACCTGTGGTGGACTAAGGCTGACAAGCCGTGGCAGTTCCTCGCCTTCTGCCATGAGTGGGCAGGCTTCGTGCGTCAGGGCTATGGCTTCATGTCTCGCCTAGCTGTGGCCCTCGACGGCTCCTGCTCTGGCATCCAACACTTCTCTGCCATGCTGCGTGACAGCGTGGGCGGGAAGGCTGTGAACCTTCTGCCCTCAGACAAGCCTGAAGACATCTATCAAAGGGTGTGTGACGTGGTGGTGGGTAAGCTTTACAGGGACGCAGGGCATTTAGGTTCCACCATTGCCCAAGCTAAAGCTGACCATGCCCCCGACATGAAAGAAAACCTTGCTAAAGCTATAACTCTACAAGCTGAAGCTAAGGGAGAATGGGGTAATGAGGTCTTCGCCGCAGGCTGGCTGTTGCTTGAGCCTACACGCAAGACCACTAAACGTCAGGTCATGACCCTGCCTTACGGTTCGACCCGATACTCATGTCGTGAGTACACGGAAGAATGGTTGGCAGATAAGGTGAAGGAGGGGGCTAAGACAGCATGGCCTAAGGAGGTAAGCTTCAGGGCTACGCAGTACCTGTCAGACCTGATCTGGGACAGCATCGGGGAGGTCGTAGTAGCTGCGCGTGAAGCTATGGACTGGCTACAGAAATGCGCCAAGGTCGTAGCTGAAGAGGAACTGCCTGTGTACTGGACTACACCTGTCGGCTTCAGGGTCATGCAACAGTACAAGAACATGACCTCACGCCGGGTGAAGACCAAGCTTGGTGACAGCGTGGTCAAGCTCACGCTGGCTGAAGAACAGAAGTCTATCGACAAGCGCCGCATGGCCAACGCCATCAGCCCTAACGTGGTGCATTCGATGGACGCCAGTCACCTTGTCATGGCTGTGGCTTATGGCTCTGACAATGGACTGTCTTCCTTCGCGGTTATCCACGACAGCTTTGGCACCCACGCAGCTAACACCCACCTGTTTGCCGCATGTCTAAAGCAGGCCTTTGTTGATCTCTATCAAGACAGCGATGTGCTGGGTGATCTGCGTACCCAGTTCCTGCGGCAAGTCTCTGGAGACAACGCAGGTAAAATCCCAGTGCTTCCTGCCAAGGGTGATCTTGACCTTCAGGAAGTGCTGAAGGCCGACTTTACTTTTGCCTAGTGCAATGCGTGTACGCATAGGTGGTGGGGCAATTAAGTTCCACCATCGCAATCCCCGAAACCCCCATCATCCGACAACTGGAAAGGGACCATGCTTAATCGTGACCTGATGAACCATATCGAGGTCCGTGGTGCAGCAACAGCTACGATGCACGTCATCAATGCACTGCAAGAACTTCCTCCACACCATCAGGTGGTGGCGGTAGTTGCCACGTTCCGGCTCCTGATTGAACGCTTCAAGCTCGATCCTCAGGACGCCTTCACCCTCACCGACAATATCATGAACCACGCGCAAGGCCGCAGGGCCGAGTTCGATGCTGTTCGTGCCTACCTTGAGAACGAGGTCTGACATGGCGGCTGAACGCCTGATCCGAAAAGCACAAGCCTTCCTCAAGGCTGGCTACCCAATCCCACTCGACCTGTTTGCCGCGCTTATGAGCGAGGGCATCGACGTTACCGAACTCGAAAGGACCACCCGCTAATGGCTAAGACCATGAAGAAGACCCAGTACGCAACGCCATTTGGTGTGTTCAAGTACTGCCACCTGAACAAACCTGACACACGCTACAAGAAAGAGGGTGAGTTCTCCGTCAATGTGGCATTCGACAAAGACGATCCCAAACTCATCGCATTCATGGAGCAGATCGAGGCGGTGATCCCTGCTCTCGAAGAAACAGCCAACGAGGAATTCGAGTCTGCTGGCCCCAAAGCCAAGGCTAAGTGGAAGCAGAAGAAGATCACTGAGCCTACCATCATGCCGTTCTACGAGGACGAGATTGATGCCGAGGGTGACCCGACTGGTCGTGTGATCTTCAAGTTCAAGACCAAGGCGACCTTCGAGGACAAGACTGGCAAGACCATTCAGAAGGTGGTGAAGCTGGTGGACAGCAAGGGCGAAGTGATCCCGCTCAAGAAGCGTCCTCTGGTGTACGCTGGGACCATCGGTCGCGTGGCCTTCACTGTAGGCACGAGCTTCATCGCAGAAGAAGCCAAGGCATACCTGTCGTTCTACCTGAACGAGGTTCAGCTTCGTAAGCTGGTCACGGCTGGTGCAGGTGGTGGCTCTTCTGCATTCGAGGTAGACGAGGAAGGCGAAGTAGACGGTGACGAACTCGATGAGTACGAGGGCAGCACTGGTGGTGCTGATGATCTGAACGACGATCAGGACACCTCCGCTGGGTCCGACGATCTGGATGATGAAATCCAGTTCTGATGTACAAAGCCAACCCCAACTCACGGGGTTTGGTTGAGGGTTATCGCTCGGGTCTTGAAGACACCGTCGCTGACAGCCTGAGAAAACGCGGCGTGGCTTTCGATTATGAGAGCCACGTCGTCCGCTATGTAAAGCCTGCACGTCAGGCCAAGTATACGCCAGACTTCATACTCCCCAATGGTATCGTCGTTGAAACCAAGGGGAGGTTCGTCACAGAAGATCGGCAGAAGCACCTTCTCATTCTCGACCAACACCCTGACCTCGACATCAGGTTCGTGTTCTCCAACCCCCGCACCCGGATCAGCAAACAGTCAACAACCACCTATGCAATGTGGTGTGACAAGCATGGGTTCATGTACGAAAAAGCTGACATCCCTCAGGTTTGGTTGGACGAACCAGCCGAAGCGTTACGCATCGAGGCTCTCAAGAAAGCAGGACTAAAGTGATATACTTTCCTCGACTAGAGGGGGTCTATGACCATCTGATCGTCCACTGCACCGCAACGCCAATCACTCTTGATATTGGAACTGATTGGGTAGACCGCGTCCACCGCCAGCAAGGCTGGTCTGGTTGTGGTTACCACATCGTGATTACCCGCTCGGGTGAAATACAGTGGTCAGGCAATGGCTATCGGACCAAACCCATCGGACAACCCGGCTCCCATGTTGGCGGCTGTGGTCCCGGATGGAACGTGCGTTCACTCGGCGTCACCCTTGTTGGTGGTGTCAAGGAAGACGGACGGACCCCTGAAAACAACTTCACTGAGGCACAGTACGCCGCGCTATGGGAAGTCATAGTAGAGGCACACGAAGCTTACGGCATTCCATACGCAAACGTCATGGGCCATCGTGACCTGATCAAGCGGACCAATGCCGCACCGAAAGCTTGCCCTTGTTTCTCTGTGGCTGAGTTCATGTCGCAAAAGCCTTTGTCTCAGACAGACCAAACCCGTCTCAGCTACAACTGGAACAAGACACAGCGTCCTGCTCCGCAGCGAGGCGAGAAGCTTGTCATCAAGCATACCTACATCGTCAAGAAAGACGACAACCTTTGGTCCATCAGCCGCACCTATGGCGTCCCAGTTAAGGACATCAAAGCACTGAACGGACTGGCCGACGATCACATCAAGGTTGGGCAGAAGTTAAAGCTACTGCCCGAATAAAGTTCCACCATCGCAATCCCCAAAAACCTCACAGCCCCTGCTCTTCGGAGTGGGGGCTTTTTTCGTTCCGACAACTGGAAAGGCTTGCCCATGAACATCTCATTCAATTGCTTCTGGTCCGACGCGGACAAGATGTCAGCGTTCAACATCGGCTCTCTCACTCACATCCGGGTCAACGACAGCCCCGATATTGTTTTGAGCGTGGAAAACCTGAAGCAACTCGGTGCAGCTATCGACGCTCACTTGAAAGACTACGACCACCAGCCCGTGCCTGCCGCCAAGATCAAGACCAAGTCTTATGTCCAACTGACCGATCAGTCCAAGCTGGTTTACCGTCACATGGACCGTGCAGGTTCGATCTCGGCGCGTGATGCAATGGACGACTATGGCATCACATCTGCCACGCTGGCCCGCCGCATCTGCGACATCGAGGCAGAGGGCTTCAAGGTCTACCGCGACCGCCGCATCCACCCCATCACGGGTAAGCGTTACACCCGCTATGCTCTGACCGCCTGAGGGAAGACAACATGCACATTCTCCGCACCATTCTCCGCAAACTACGCGGACAAGATTCGGTTTCAGGCATCATGTCTGTATTCCACAAGGCGGTCTGTCGGTTGGAAGAACTCCACGAACACAAGATGGCCGAGAGCGAGAAGCACGATAACCGTGCCGAAGCTCTGGAACGCACCGTCGCCATTGAACGTGAGAAGGCTAACGCTGTGGCTGACGAAGCGTGGAAAGCTTTGGCTACAGCCCAGCGCATTAAGGAGAAGCTGCTTTAATGGATGACCAGTCCGAGTACCTATTTAAGGAGCCATGCCCAGCGTGTGGCTCCCGCGATAACCTCGCCCGATACTCGGACGGTCATGGCTTCTGCTTTGGTTGCAGACACTACGATCCCGCGCCCGATGGCGAACCCACCCAACAACGAAGAGGAAAGCCTGTGTCCGACGAACTGCTGAGTGGTGAAATCATTGGCATCCCAAGCCGGGGCCTGTCTGAAGAGACGTGCCGCCGTTACGACTACCGCGTTGGATCGACCAAGGGTGGGAAGAGATGTCACATTGCAAACTACAGAGACCAGAACGGAAGCGTCGTTGCCCAGCATCTGAGGCTCAAGGATAAAGAGTTCCCGTGGGTTGGCAGCAAGAAGAACCTCCAACTCTTTGGTCAGCACACAGCCCGCGATGGTGCAGCAAAGGTTATCATCACCGAAGGCGAGATCGACGCGATGTCCTTGTACGAGGTCATCGGTAACCGCAACCGTTGGGCTTATGTGTCAATCGCATCAGGTGCCAAGGGTGCAGCAAAGGACATCGCAGCTAACCTCCCGTGGCTTGAGAAAGCCGAAGAGGTCGTCCTCATGTTCGACATGGACGAAGTTGGACGCGAGGCGAGTGACGAATGTGTCCGTCTGTTCCGCCCCGGTAAGTGCAAGATCGCACAGCTTCCTCTGAAGGACGCCAATGAGATGCTCATGGCTGGCCGAGGCGCTGAGATTGTGGATGCAATCTTTCAAGCTAAGGAGTTCCGGCCTGACGGTGTTGTTCGTTTGTCCGACATCAAGGAGGATGTGCTGAAGCTGCCAACTACGGGGTTCCCGTGGTGGCACGACGGTATAACCAAGGCAACCTTTGGCCGTCGCCTCGGTGAGCTTGATGCTGTCGGCGCTGGCACAGGCGTGGGCAAGACAGACTTCCTGACACAACAGATCGAGTACGACATCTGCAAACTTGGGATGAAGGTCGGCCTGTTCTTTCTGGAGCAGCAACCAACAGAGACAGCGCGTCGTCTTGCGGGGAAGATGGTTGGACGTAAGTTTCACATCCCACCCAGTGAAGAGAACCCGTGGACCACTGAAGAACTGGCAGCGGCAATCGAACTGCTCGACAAGACGCAGTGCTTGTACATGTACGACCACTTCGGTGTGGCTGACTACGCCATCATCGAGGACACCATCCGCTACCTCTACCACTCAGAGGGCGTGACCATGTTCTATCTGGACCACCTTACCGCTCTGGCCTCTTCGGCTGACGACGAGCGTAAGGAGCTTGAGTTGATCATGGGCAAGCTTGGCGGTCTGGTGAAAGAACTGAACATCTGGGTCTGCATTGTGTCTCACCTTGCTACGCCTGATGGTAAACCACACGAGGAAGGCGGTCGGGTTATGATCCGCCATTTCAAGGGGAGCCGATCTATCGGCTTCTGGTGTCACCACATGTTTGGTCTGGAACGCAACCAGCAATCAGACGACGAAGAGGACAGGCAGACGACAGTCTTCCGCGTCCTAAAAGACAGGGTCACAGGTCAGTCAACTGGCAAGACCTTTGAGCTTGGGTACGACCACGTCGCGGGTCGGCTCTTTGACAAACAGGAGAACGGCTTCGGACCTGACGAGGGTGCAAGCATGTTCTGATTAATGCGAGGACGCATCAGTGAGACTAGCTTTCGACATCGAGACGGACGGACTTCTCGACACAATGACTGTCATACACTCACTGGTGATGATCGACGTTGAAACCGGGCGTGGTTGGTCTTGCACTGACCACCCCGGATACACCTCACCAAACGGCTATGAGGTTCTCTCCATCAAGCTTGGGCTGGAGGTACTGCTAGAAGCTGATGAGATGATCGGACACAACATCATCAAGTTCGACATCCCCGGTATCCAGATCGTACACCCATGGTTCAAGCCGAGGCGTGAACAGGTAACTGATACGCTCATCAACTCCCGCCTGATCTGGCCTGAGATGCTGGACGTGGATTATGAAAACAGCCGCAAGGTTAAGGACTACCCCGTGCAGGGAAGGCTGATGGGAAGCCACGGTCTTGAAGCTTGGGGTATGCGGCTTGGTGAGTGGAAGGGTGACTACTCGAAGGACATGAAGGCTAAGGGCCTCGACCCGTGGAAGACATGGAATGTCGAGATGCAAGAGTACTGCGAACAGGACGTGGCAGTAACGCTCAAGCTACTCGCCCTGCAAGAAAGCAAAGGCTATTCGTCACGGGCCATAACGATTGAGAGAGACTTTGCGTGGGTCATTGCAGAGATGGAACGCAACGGCTTCCCCTTCGATCTGGTCAAGGCGTCCAAGCTCCAGCACGGTCTGATGCGTCGTTTGGCAGAGCTTCATGCAGAACTGCAAGCTGCCTTCACCCCGATCACTGACACATGGACGTTCATTCCTAAGGCAAACAACAGCAAGCTTGGCTACGTCAAAGGCCAGCCTATGCAGAAGTCTAAGGAGATCATCTTCAACCCCGGATCACGCGATCACATCGCCCGGTGGCTGAAGGAGAAGTATGGCTGGAAGCCCTCGGACTACACCGATGGCGGTAAGCCTGTGGTGGACGAGAAGACCCTGAAGAAGCTGCCGTACCCTGAGGCTAAGTTGCTGGCTGAGTACTTCCTTCTCGATAAGCGTTTGGGAATGCTCGAAGGCAAGGGCGGTAATGGGTTGATCCCAGCCGCTAAGAAGGGGGCAGGGCGCATCCACGGCTCCGTTACAACCAACGGTGCTGTGACCCGTCGCTGCACACATAGCAGCCCAAACATGGCGCAAATCCCAGCGGTCAACGTGCCGTATGGGAAAGAGTTCAGGGAACTGCTCCATGCTCCTGACGGGTATAGCCTGCTTGGTTGGGACGCATCCGGCTTGGAGCTACGCTGCTTCGCCCACTACATGCACCGCTACGACGGTGGCCTGTACACCAAGACGGTACTTGGCGGTGACATCCACTGGAAGCACACCATCGCTCTTGGTCTGGCGGAAGAGGGTGAGACCTTCGATGTCCACAACGAGAAGCACAACTTCGGACGTAACAAAGTCGCCAAGCGATTCATCTATGCCTACCTCTACGGCGCAGGCCCAGAGACCATTGGAGAGATCATGCTCCCTACTGGCTCGGTCGATGCCAAGAAGAAGGCAGGACGCAAGCTGATCCACGAGTTCCTAAGCAGAACACCAGCACTGAAGCGTCTGAAGGATGATCTGAAGAAGGCGGTCGAGAAGCGGAAAATGAACGTCATGGGTATAGACGGTGGTCTTCTCAAGGTCAGGTCTGAACACTCAGCCTTAAACACACTGCTTCAATCGGCAGGGGCCATCGCAGTCAAGCTGGCTACCATCATGTTCTACGATAAGCTCGTCTCGCAAGGTCTTGTTTCTGGTAGGGATTTCGCTCTGGTGGCCCACGTCCACGATGAAGTGCAGACCATAGTTAAGAAAGGGCTGGAAGACATTGTCGGAAACGCAGCAGTTACCGCCATGCGTGAGGCAGGTGAAGCCCTTGGGTTCCTCTGTCCTCTCGATGGTGAGTACAAATACGGAGCCAACTGGGCAGAGACCCACTGACTTCTCAGGCTCTACAATCGAGCATCACATCGGGGCGGCAGGGGAACACCTTGTCGCCTCTCTCTTTCTGGCTGAAGGCGTACCAGTCTACTGGCCCGCGCTGACAGGCTGGGTCGATATGGTCGTCCAGACACCGCATGGTTTCAAGCGGGTGCAGGTCAAGACTTCAGCAACCCACGACGACAAGGCTGTCCGCGTCCGCTCCTTAGGCTCAGACGGCGGCATCGAACCGTCTGACCGCTACGACATACTCGCCGTGGTTCACAAGCACCGCGTCTGGTTGATCCCCGCCGCCGTGATCGACGGCAAGCAGACCATCACCCTTCACCCCCAAGACATCAACTGCACTTACGCAGGATTTAGGAAACGCTGATGATCGATGTACAGTACCTTCGCCACACAGGCACAGACCTCGACGTTGTTAACGCTGCCAAGGTGAGCTTCCAAGCTGAGAGCGAATGGGAAGACGACTGCACCTGTGCTGGCCTCTGCAACCTTGACTGCTTCGCTGAGTTTAAGCTGTCCGATAAAGATGCCCGCTTGATCGACTTCCTCGCACGTCACAAGCACAAGTCCCCGTTCAACCACTGCTTCGTAACCTTCCGCGTCAAGGCACCGATCTTTGTTGCCAGACAACTGGTCAAGCATGAGTACCTACCGTGGAACGAGGTTAGCCGCCGCTACGTCGAGGGTGATCTGGAGTTCTACACACCGCCTGACGGGGATTGGCGCAGCCAGCCTGAGAACGTGAAGCAGGGCAGTGGCGCACCTCTGGACCGCTACGATGTGAACGCGCTGTCCGACCGCTATGGGATGCTGCTTCGTGATGCAGAACGCCTGTACCAAGACGCAATCGATGTTGGCCTGTGCCGTGAGCAAGCCCGCATGTTCCTGCCCCAGTCCTTGATGACGGAGTGGGTCTGGTCCGGGTCGCTCTATGCCTTCGCCAAGATGTGCCAACTACGGCTGGACAGCCACGCCCAGCGCGAAGCCAGCTACGTCGCTCAACCCATCCTCGAAAACCTCAAGGCGCTGTTCCCTGTCTCGACAGCCGCCCTCATGAAACATGGTGCAGTCTGATGAGAAACCTCCTGATTGACGCTGACGTTGTGGCGTTCTCATGCGCCGCAGCTTGCGAACAGGCCGTCGAGTGGGAGCCGGGATACTGGACTTGGAACGTCAGCTTCGAGGAAGTTAAGCTGGCGGTCCTCAACACCATCGATCGGTACATGGATGCCCTTGAGGGTGACGGGTACACGCTCTGTCTCACCGACCACAAACACAACTTCAGGCTAGATATCCTTCCCACATACAAGGGTAATCGCAAGGGTGGAAAGCGTCCGCTTGTACTGAAGGCTGTGAAGCAGTGGATGATTGAAGAACTTGATGGCGTGGTACGACCCGGCCTCGAAGGTGACGACATCATCGGCATCATGGCTACCAAGGGCAAGAACCACTCTGTCGAGCAGATCGTTGTCTCCATCGACAAAGACCTGAAGACAATCCCATGCACCTATGTCCGCGACATAAGCCAGCCTGCGGTGGTGATCACCGAACAGGAAGCTGACTACAACCACCTCATGCAAGCCCTGACGGGAGACACGACAGACGGCTACAGCGGGTGTCCCGGTATCGGTCCCAAGCGGGCCTCTGAGATCGTTCAAATAGGTTCCACCATTGCCGACAACTGGCAGCGCATTGTCCAAGCCTATGCCTCAAAGGGCCTTGGTGAGGAGGAGGCGCTTCGTCAGGCACGGGTGGCCCGTATCCTACGGTCATCAGATTATGACTTCACCAAAAAGGAGCCGATCCTGTGGACGCCAAAGTAAAATCCGATGGTGGCTCATCATCTTATTACGCCATCCCAGACGGGGCGGCTGACCTACAAGACTTGATCGAACACAAGGCGATGAGCTTTGCCCGCGCAAACATCTTCAAGGCTTGCTTCCGTATGGGCGAGAAGGCTGGTGCCGACGCTCTCTATGACATCAACAAGATCATCTGGTTCGCAGAGCGAATGAAACGGATGATCGAAAAGGGAACCCCACTGTGAACTCCATTACACCCGTCATCACCAGCCCCTACGCCGCACTGACCCAGTTCTACCATGCTTTCTCAGCTTCGACCGACATCCGCCTGTGGTGCAAGCTGGTCAAGGAGGAGACGGCGGAACTCCAAGAAGCTATGCTCAAGGGTGACCGCGCTGAAATCCTGAAGGAGTTCTGCGATGTCATCTACGTCATCGTAGGCATGGAAATGGCAGAGCCTGATCGTGTGGACCTACTGATAACCGCAGAAGAACTGCAAGAGTTTAACACCATCCTGAAGAAAGCTGACGAAGCGGTCGGCTTCGCAAAAGAACACGCTGGCTTCTCGCCTGAAGTTATCGCCAAAGCGTTCAGCCGCGTCCATGCGTCGAACATGTCGAAGCTGGGCGAAGACGGTAAGCCGATCCGCCGTGAAGACGGTAAGATCATGAAGGGTCCGAACTACATTAAGCCTGATCTCTCAGACCTAGTTTAAGGCCAAACACACTGTCCAACTGCCCTCGCTTTTGCGGGGGCTTTTTCGTCTGAGGCAAAGATGCTTACCACCAAGTTTGAGAAGTTCCACACTGACAACCCGCACATTTACCTGCTGTTCAGGCACTTCGCTTTAGAGGCCATCAAAGCTGGGCGGAATATACTGTCGGCTAACATGATTGCTGAGCGCATCCGCTGGGAAACAACCGTCACCACGAAAGGCGACGGCTACAAAATCAACAACAACTACCGCGCATACTACGCCCGCATGTTCATGCGTGAACACCCTGATCTTGATGGGTGCTTCCGTGTTCGTGCGGTCAGCGGAGAAATCTGAGAGAACATGAACACACCATCTACCCGTGCTGCGGTCGTCACCCGCCGCACTTACAACCGCCCTCTAAATGAAGAGGGAACCGTATTCGAGCGTTGGGAAGATACGGTTGAACGTGTGATCAACCACCAGCGTTGGCTGTGGGAGCGGGCCTTAGGGTCAGCATTGGTTCCCAAACAACAACAAGAGCTTGATGAACTGCGCGACCTTATGCTCGACCGTAAGCTGTCTGTCTCTGGTCGAACCCTCTGGCTAGGCGGGACTGACATCTCAAAGACCAGAGAAGCATCTCAGTTCAACTGCTCATTCGGTCGCATCGAAACCGTACACGATGTCGTCGATGCTTTCTGGCTTCTGCTTCAAGGTTGTGGCGTTGGCTTCGAGCCTGTGGTGGGGACGCTGAACGGGTTCGCCAAGCCTGTAAAGATCGAGGTGGTCCGCTCCACCCGCACGGACAAAGGCAACCCAGACAACAAGGCCAGCCTCTACTTCCGAGATACAGAGCGTGTGTGTGAAATCATCGTGGGTGATAGCGCAGAAGCGTGGGCGAAATCCCTCGGCAAGATCATGGCTCTGAAGACCCCGGTCGATGTTGTGGTCCTCAACTTCAGCGAAGTGCGTCCCGGTGGAACCCGACTGAAGGGGTACGGCTGGATTAGCTCTGGCGACGAGACCATCAGCAAAGCCTTCGTGAAGATCGCGGACATCATGAACAAGCGGGCAGGGGGACTGCTCACCCGCATGGACATCCTCGACATCCTGAACCACATGGGGACCACGCTGTCCTCGCGTCGGTCGGCAGAGATCGCTGTGATGCCTGTGTCTGATCCTGAGATCGATGATTTCATCTCGGCCAAGAAGGACTTCTGGCTGTATGACAATGAACACCGCCAGCAATCTAACAACTCCCTGATGTTCGACACCAAGCCAACCCGCTGGGAATTGGCTTACATCTTCCAGCGTATGCAGGAAGCTGGTGGTTCAGAGCCGGGGTTCATTAACGCTGAAGCAGCAAAGCGCCGCGCCCCGTGGTTCAAGGGTGTGAACCCCTGCGCTGAAATCCTCCTTGGAAACAAGAGCTTCTGCAATCTTGTTGAAGTTGATTGGGGTAAGTTCATCGGGAACATCGGCGGTCTAGAGCGGGCCATCACTCTGGCAGCACGGGCCAACTATCGTCAGACATGTGTCAACCTAGACGACGGTGTACTGCAAAGAAGCTGGCACGAGCTTAACGAGTTCCTGCGTCTGTGTGGGGTGGGTGCCACTGGCATCGTGAAGTTCCTCGACTGGGCTGGCAGTAATTCTGCGGAGCTTCTTAGAGACTTACGAACAACTGCACACCGGGCAGCAAACGGTATGGCTGACAATCTTGGTCTCCCACGTCCAAAGGCTGTCACCACGGTCAAACCCTCAGGCACCTTGTCGAAGATCATGGACACGACCGAAGGTGTACATCGACCGCTGGGCCGATACATGTTCAACAACGTCACGTTCTCCAAGCACGATCCTCTCGTGAACAAACTGCGTGACGCCGGGTACAAGGTTATCGACAAGCCCTTTGAGACTGACAGCGTTCTGGCCACGTTCCCCGTTGCCTATGAGGATGTTCAGTTCGATGTGGTCGATGGAATGCACGTCAACCTCGAAAGCGCCGTGCGCCAGCTACAGCGGTACAAGCTGATGATGGACAACTATGTTGATCACAACTGCTCTGTCACCATCAGCTACGACCCCAGCGAAGTACCTGCGATCATCGACTGGATCATGGACAACTGGGACGCCTACGTTGGTGTGTCGTTCATCTATCGCAACGATCCGACGAAGACAGCCGCTGACCTTGGCTATGCCTACCTTCCGCAAGAAGTGGTCACCAAGGAAGTATATGAAGAGTACGCCAAGACGCTGATGCCCATCGACCTTGATGAGGCAAACAGCTTCGATGAACTGGATGAAGCCTGCGCCACTGGTGCTTGCCCCATCCGTTGATAGCAAAGGGGAGGGCATAGCTCTCCCCAACTTCCCCAAGGAAATACCTATGTCCAAGCGCCTCAAGCGTCAGTCAGCGTACCAAGTGCGTCAGCCTGTGATGCCGACACTGACGCCCCAATCGGACAAGCAGTCCCGGTACATCAATGCCATCTACGCTGGACCTGTTGTGGTCTGCACTGGTTACGCCGGAACTGGTAAGACATACATTGCCGCCAAGCTGGCCGCTCGGCTTTACGCCGAACGCAAGATCGACCAGATCATCATGACGCGACCAAACGTGTCTGCGGGCCAGCGTATTGGTTTCTTTCCCGGCACCCTCGAAGAGAAGATGGACCCGTGGATGCGTCCTCTAATCTCACGGATGAAAGCCGATCTCGGTGGTCAGTATGACACCGGGGTAAGCAACGGGAACATTCGCGTTGAACCTTTCGAGACTATGCGAGGGGCTTCATACTCTGGTTTCGTGATCCTCGATGAGGCGCAGAACACGACACCTGAAGAGATGAAGATGTTCCTGACACGCTACGAGAGTGGTCGGGTTATCATCAATGGCGACATCAAGCAGTCTGACCTCAAGGTTAAGTCTGGGCTGTCTGTC